CGCTTGCGATTTGCTTCAGTGAATGCACGTGGAACATACTTACTTCCACCTGCGACAAATCCTTCACCAGCTGCTTCTTGTCCATCGATGTGATGACGATAACCACCATGCGCTGTTTTCGATAGAGAATCAGCAACAGCATAGGTGGCTTTCTGGAGATTATGGTGAATGTCAAAAGAACGATCAAACTTTTCTAGATTATCGTTCACGTGATTCATTGCAGCTTGCATTTCTGCGCGTTTTTGATTCTTGGCTTTTTCTGTTTTGACAGAATCGATTCTTTTCTGATGATATTTTTCCAAGAACTTTTTATATCCCTTGGCAGTTGGTCTTTCACCAGTATCAATCGTTGAGTTTGAGTAACGCTGCAAAGTTTCTTCATGCCCTTCATGGTGTTCGTGACCATGACCTTTGTTGAGTGCTTTAGCTGCAGCAAGATGTTCAAGAGCTTTTTTCTTCGCTGCAGGTGACATCTTTCTTTCTTCAGCAGAGACTAAGTGGCTCATGACATGAACATCTGGATGTTCTTGAAGTTCACCTTCACCGATTGGAGACGCTTCTCCCTTTTCGTTCAAACGAGAATGCAATGCAATGCTCAGAGGAGCCTTTGCGAGTTTCTTTCCTTCAGCAGAATTTTTAGGGACTGAATAGCGAATTGTATTCGGTCGATGTCCAATATGACCGTCTTCTTCAGTGCGATCTTCAAGCGAACTGAGATATCCACCTTGATATTCACCAGCGCCTTTTGGAAGGACTTTGTGACCATGACGAAGGATGTTCATCAATGGTCCTGCGATATAAGGTTTCTCGCTATACTGTTTTTTGATGTCTGCTTCTGAGAAATTATACGATGCGCCAGCGCCTTTATACTTGACGCCAACTCGACCTTTTTCGTCTCTCATGATCTGAAAAGACATACGATCGTCGATCTTTCGAGTGATTGGAGTCCGACCACTCATAACACCTTGAATTTTAGAGATGGCAGAGCCCACAGCACCACGGCGAGCGTGAAATGCAGGTTCAAATGCGTGCGGAAGGTGCTGAATGCCTCTAGCCTGTTTCTTTTCTTCAGCTAGGAATCGTTCGTATTGTTCTAAAAACGATTGATAATCTGTCATTCTCGTTCCACACTGTGGGATTACGATATATTTAGGAAATTATATCGTCTATTGTCTCATAGATGGTATACTTAGGTTTGTATTCGAGGTCTCGTAATTTCGAATTATCCATATAAAATGAACGCGACGATTGAACTTTTTTGTGGAACTCTTTCTGTTCAATGCTTCTAATTTCAGAAGTTGAGCCAAGTTTTTCTTTCGCATACTCAATTGCATCTCTAAAAACTACTGGCTTCCCGTTTCCAATATTGTAGATAGAGTCCAGTTCTCCCTTGTTGACGACCAGATCGATTGCTCTAGAGCAATCGCGAACATCAATAAAATCACGATAAAAATAACCACTATCGTAGAGGTCGATTGGTCTGTTTTCCTTGAGTTCACCCAATAGGTATTGGAGTGCGTTCTTTTTTGGAGAAACCTTTTTATCTTGTTTACCAAGTACATTTGCTAACCTCAAAATGCGGTAGTTCAGACCAAAGGTTTCACAATAAGAAATCAACAATTGCTCAGCGCAGCGTTTTGTAATAGAGTAAAATCCTTTCGGATCGCAATGATCTGTTTCAGGGATGCCGCGAGAGCCTTCACCGAATCCAGAATCTTGTCCATAAACAAACCAACTTGAGATAAAGTTGAAACAACCTTTTTTGCCTGTGAGTTCAATACGTTTTTTATATCTATCCAAAGTCTGCATCAAAACGACCAGATTTGTGTTTATATCCAATAGATTATCAGTATAAACATTGTAGTTGCCAATTGTGCTTACGAAATAGACACAATCTGGACTCACAACCTCAAAATTGTTTCGAAAGTTTCGAATCACAAGATGGTGATTTTGTGCCACCTTGCAATATTCACTCCCTACAAATCCATATCCACCTAAAACGTTTACTTCATTTACTAGGTCCATTTTGATATTACACTCTCATAGTAAGCAAACACATCTTCGCCGTAATGCGGTGGACAACCAACGAAAAATACATTACTGAGCGCCTTGTTAGCATTTGGATACTTCGAAGCATCATCTAGATGTTTGTAGCCAGGATGCAGCAGAATATTTCCAGCAAAGTAATTACGAGTTTGAATTCGATTTGCTTCACAGTATGCTTGAAGTTTTTCTTTCAGCTCAGGCGTATCTGTGATTAGCGGAACACCGAACCAAGAAGGGTCTGCAAGAAGAAGATTTTTCGCAACACGAACACCTGGAACATGAGTTTCGAATAGATGCTTGATGCGCGCAAAGTTTACACGACGCTTGACATCAATCTCATCAATCTTCTTCAACTGCTCAATACCAATGGCACCTTGAAGATCAAGTGGCTTCAAATTGTATCCCATATTTGAGAAAAGATACTTATGGTCAATTATTCCATTATATCCTTCAAGCCATTTATCAAAGCGATTGCCACATGTTCCACAAGCCAATAGATTAGCAGCACCGACGCAGCGACAATCACGACCCCACCAGCTAATGCTGCGAGCAGTGTTGATGAGTTGCTCGTCGTCTGAGCAAACCATGCCGCCTTCGCCCGTCGAAATGTGGTGAGCAGGATAGAAAGATGTTGTCCACGCATAGTAATAATCCGTCAGCAGTTTACCATCCCATCGAGTTCCGAGTGAATCGCAGTTATCACCAATCAAACGAATATTATGATCTTCACACATCTTCTTGATGCGGTCCATGTCTGGCGGATTACCAAGAACAGGCGAGACGAAAATAGCGACAGTCTTATCGGTGATCCATTTCTCAACATGATCTAGATCAAAGTTGAGAGTATTCATCTCAATATCAACAAACACTGGCGTCAATCCATTCTGAACCAACGGAGCGATTGTAGTTGGAAAACCTACTGGTGAAACGATAACTTGATCACCATCTTTCCAACCCAAGTGTTTCTTGAGTGCAGCAACCATAGTGAGGTTTGCTGATGATCCAGAGTTGACCATGTGAGCATGCTTTACATTGAATTTGCGACAGAATGCCCACTGGAACTTTGCAACGTTCTCACCAGAGACAAGCCACTTACCTGTGAGGAAAGCAGTTACACCTGCAATGACTTCCTTTTCATCCCAATATGGACCAGAGTAAAATACAGTATCCTTTTCAGGATTGAACTGCTTGCAATTATATGCATACTTTGGTGTACCAACTTCAGCGACGAGTTCTGAAATCAGTTGACTCACGTCTTTCATACAGTCTCCTTGAATTGACGAATTGCATTTGCGAGAGCATCACGAGTATGACTCATACCTGAATATTCTGGAATGACGCAATTTGAACGAGCCGCAGCAGTTACAGACTTGAATTCATCAGCTGTGTACCATTCTGCTTGCAATCCCATCATTTCTGCAATTTCAGTTGTGGTGACTGCACCTTTGTTGACAAGATTTACTGGTCCGAAATGATTCGTTTCAATCAACGTTGCAGTGTGGAATACTGCTTCATCAATATCAGTGATTGAATTCAACCCACCATCAACCAATTTACCATTTTTCGCGTAATTGTATAGTTTGGTGAGAAGATTTTTTGGTTCATTTTCACCAGAGAAAGGTAAACGAACTCGGAGCACGAGAGCACGCGACTTCAGATAAACATCAGAGATACCTTTACTCACTGAATAGATGCTTCCAAAATAGTTAGGATCAGCATCAACAGAATCGATTTCGCCTTGATAAATGCAACCACTTGAGAAATGCGCAAGACGAGTTCTGCCACTCATTGATTCGATAGCATCGTAGAGAAGAACTGGAAACAAAGCATTGGCTTCAATTGTCTCGGCTTTTGCTGATTCACATGCATCAACATTTGGCGAGCCTGTTACTCCAGCGCAGTTTACAACCCAATCAAAATAGCCCACAGATTGTTTTACAGTTTGAATTGCATTGCTGTGGGAACAGACTGCTACAACATGATTTCTCATTGAAAGATGTTCAAACATCTTTCTTCCAACCCATCCACGACCAACTACTAGAATTTTCATAAATTACCTCATTGTCAAAATTTTCTTTAGATACTTACCATAATCGGATTTTCTATATTTTTCTGCTGCTTCCAATAATTGTTCATCAGTAATCCATCCGTGACGATGCGCAATTTCTTCAGGGCATGCAATCATTGTTCCAGTTCTACGCTGAATGGATCCAACAAAAGTAGACGCTTCGGCGAGAGATTCGAATGTTCCTGTATCAATCCAAGCGATACCACGATTGAGATATTCAACGTTTACAGCTTGTCTTTCTAGATACATGTTATTCAAATCAGTGATTTCCAATTCACCTCTTGCAGAAGGCTGAAGTTCGTGACTATATTCTACTACATGTTTGTCGTAAAAGTAAAGCCCAGTAACTGCATAATTACTTGGAGCAATTTCTGGTTTTTCAACGATTCGAATTGGATCTCCATATTGATCTAATTCAAGAACACCAAACCGCTCAGGGTCCGCGACATGGTATGCAAACAAAGTGCATCCTGGATTTACTTTCGCGAAATTGAATCGATTGATCAATTCATTACCATAAAACAAATTGTCTCCAAGAATCAGAGCAACCTCGCTGCCGTTGATCCAATCAGCTCCAATACGAAAACATTCAGCGATACCCTTTGGTTCTGGTTGAACACGATAATCAATGTTTACACCCCACTGAGAACCATCTTTGAGTAGCCTTTTGAATTGCTCTGAATCGTTTGGGGAATTGATTACGAGAAAATCTCGAATACCAGCGAGCATCAATGTAGACAACGGGTAATAGACAAGAGGCTTGTCATAGACTGGAAGCAATTGCTTTGATGTAACTTCGGTGCAAGGATACAATCTCGTACCCATGCCGCCTGATAGAATAATTCCCTTACGCATTACGATACCACTCCACTGTTTGTTCTAATCCTTGTGCGAGTTTACACTTTGCACTCCATCCTAAATCTCGCAAAAGTTTTGACGAATCCATTGCATAACGCAAATCATGACCCTTTCGATCTTCAACGAATTTGATCCAGTCCTGATACATATGAACAGGTTTACCCATGACATCGAGGATCATGGAAACCATTTCAACATTACTTAGTTCAACTCCACCACCGATGTTATATCGTTCGCCCTTCTTTGCTTTTTCACCAATCGTAAGCAAAGCGTCGCAATGATCTTCAACAAACAACCAGTCGCGAACGTTTTGCCCGTTGCCGTATACAGGAACTGGATGGTTGTCTAGAATATGCCGAATAGCAGTTGGAACAAATTTTTCGTAATGCTGTCGTGGACCATAGTTGTTTGAACAGTTGGTCACGATGGCATCTAGACCATGCGTGTTTACATAGGCACGAACAAGATGATCGCTGGCTGCTTTGGTCGCAGAATACGGATTGCGCGGATCATATGGGGTTGTTTCTGTAAACGGAGGATCGTCGTGATTCAGACTTCCATAAACCTCATCAGTTGAAATATGAATCAACCGCCCACCGTATTTCCGTACACACTTGAGAATGTTGTGAGTTCCAAGAATGTTTGTATCCACAAATATATCATCACCAGCGATGGAATTGTCCACATGAGATTCAGCAGCAAAATGATAAGTAATTTCTGGCGTAAAGGTTGCATACATTGCCTCTAGTGCTTCTAGATTGCGAATGTCAACGTTTTTGTAATTCAATCGCCAATCATCCCAATATCCATTCAGATTGGATTTGTTTCCAGAATATGATTGATTATCAAGAATAAAGAGTTCTTGACTCGGATATTTTTTTAGATGCGAGATTACAAAGTTTGAACCAATAAATCCCAAACCACCAGTCACAAATGTTATCATATATCACCTAATTGTAATTTTCTCCGCAGAACGAGGAACGGTAGATTCATCAACAACAACTAATCTTCCTGCACTATCTCCCTTTGAAGGAGACTTTCCATATATTTTAGGAACACCTTTAGGGTCTTTCGCTTTTGGATCAAATCTTTGATCTTCTCTTCTTGCTCTAAGTCTAAAATAAAGTTTGTGATCATTAGCATATTTCTTTGCTTTTATGAAATTACCATTCAACTTCAAAACATTCTTTTTAGCATCATATGTTCCAGTTACAGACATTGGTCCAATGTACATGTAGTCAATTGGACCGCCCATCTGAGTGTTACCGATTACAATCTTTTCAACAGCATTATCTGGAATTTGACCGAACACGTCTGGAACTTTATCTCCAGGGTTTAGTTTTTTCTTTTTTGTAAGATGTTCAAATACCTTTGAAAAAAACTTAGCGCCAAGTCCAGGAGAAGCGAGTTCAATTCCCCTCAGTCCACCACCAGCCAATGAAGGCGCTGTTTCTCCTTTCATTGAAACGTTGGCAGACTTTTCTCCTTTGATAATTAGAACCATATCAGTGTATGGTTCTGACCCAGTGATTTGCCTGCCTGAGTATTTCTTTGCTCCAACAACTCCAGTAATCTTGTCTCCGTCGCTGGAAACAATTGTTATTGGATTTTTTTTGTTTTGTTGAACAGTTCTATTGATCTTTTGAATCAATGCACGTTCCTGTCTCTCAGACGAGGCTCCTGCCATTCTTATAAACCTTCTTTAGAAATTTTTGCCAGACCTTTGGGTCTTGTTTGCGAAACGTTTGTCGATACATGAAAATTGCTTCGGATTCTCTCCAGCTAATCTTATGCGCCTTTCGAAGTCTATTTATATCTAAATGCTCAGCTTGAGTTTCATATGCATGAGCATCTAATTCGTCTGGGTTGCCATAATACATGGCTTTCATCTTGTTTTGTTTTGGTTTCGGTTTGTAATCTTTTTGCAACAGACGCGGACGTAATGACTGCTGATGTTTGTGGCGATACTCGTGATGAATCGCGCGAATGATTCGAACAGCCAGATTCTTTGCACCTTCCTTTGTGATCGTTACTTTTTTCTTTCCTACTGGAAAATGAAGTGCAATGTAAATGTGTTCTGGAATAAAATCTGAAATGCGATTGCAATAGTGAGCATTTACAATTACATTATGATCTTCGAAGTATTCACCTTCGAATCGCTCAGAGGAAAAGCAAACAATATTGCGCTTGAACGCAGCATTCAAAGATCGAATCATAGAAGGCACGTGTTTCTTTCCAACCCAGTTTTCTGAGAGAGCGTAGATCTTCTTCTCAATTTTCTGTAGTTGCATCTTATACCTTCAGATTCTTGAACTTATCCTTGGACTTTCCTCGATCGAATACTGGCTTTGATGGCTCAGGTTCTTGCATCACAGCATCTTGCGCTTTTTGCTCAAGATCATAAAGTTTCATCTTTGCGCGATCAACACCAATGGTGAATCGCTTATGTAAATTTGGATCATTATAACGGTTCTTCAACTGCTTTACGAGCATTTGATTCAGTTGCTGCAATTCTTCATTACTAACAAGAGCGAACATGAAATCAGCAGTGGCAGGTAGACCAAACGATTCTGAAGTATCCTCTAGCCCAGGATCCGAGTTGCTAAAGCCAGATCGAGTCGTCTGAGTAGCCGAAACGATCGGAACATTATTCTCCACCGCCAAACCGCGAAGTTCCTCAGCAATTGCTTTGATATAGGTATATGAGTTGACATTCGCACCTGCCTTGATTCTCGCGGAGGCACAGATATTTAGATAATCAATGAAGATGATGTCTGGACGGAAGTTTTTCTTTAGAGCCAGATCGTTGATCAATGCTCGGAAGTGCGCAGGATTCGCAGAAGCAGTGGGATATTCCTTGATGATCAACTTGCCCTTGACCTTTTCCTGCAACTTCTGCATTCGACGCTCATACATGTCCTTTGGCATGTTCATAAGATCGTCGAGAGTTACATTTAGAAGATTGGCATCGATACGTTCAGCAATCTTTTCTTCACTCATTTCAAGAGTGATATAGAGAACATTATAGTTTTGTGTCAGACAAGAAGCAGCCACATGGCACATAAAAAGAGACTTACCAACACCAGTGCCAGCCAAAGCGATGTTAAGTGTTTTTTGCGGAAGACCTCCCTTTGTGATCTTGTTGAAATATTCCAAGTCAAAGGGAATCCTTTTTTCCACACGGTGGTAAAAATCATAACGGTCGGAGTAACTATCAATGTAGTCATGACCAATATTAGGATCGAAACTAACCCCCAAAGCATCAGAAAGGAGAGTAGGAATGCTTCCCTTACCACGTAGAGAATCCTTTCCGTCCAAGATCTGTATGGAGTCCATGATCGCATTGTAGATAGCTCGCTCCTGACAAAACTTTTCAGTTGTGTCCAGAAGCCATTCAAGTTTCTGTTCATTTTTATCTGAGGAGATTTCCTGGAGAACTTCCAGTGTTTTATTTAGTTCAACCTCAGTTATTTTTGTATTGTCTTTTAGAGAAAGCTGAAGTGCTGCAATTGAAGGAGAACTGTTATACTTTAGAATGTAGTTTTTTATTTCTTCAAACAGCTTTCTTTCGTGGCTTTCGGTCAGATACTCGTTCTTTAGAAACGGCAACGTCTTCCTCATGAACGCTTCGTTGTGAATTAGATTTGAGAGAATTAGCGTTTCTGTTTTCATTTTCTTCCTTCACTGCATTTTCAACTGACCGAAGAATTATACTACGAAAGATCGCAGAAGTATACCTTTTGAATCGATTGGATTCAACATCACAAAGATTTGGATTTGCAATAACATTGAAATCAAAAGACATGTCTTTATCAGTTGACATTTGTATCCTGGAGTATTCAACGATTACTCCAGGATACTTCTTGAGAATCTTTACTGCAATTGATTTGGGATTTGACATGTCAAAGAAAAAATCAAAATGTTTTCCAAGCTGCAGTTTACTGGCACGCCAGAATTCATACTTGGCTTTGAGATTTTCAAGATCAATCATCGGATTCTTCCTGCGCTTCTGTGATTGACGTGAACTGATAATTATCGCGAACCCATTGTCTGAAAGAATCTTGCTTCAGAACTGGATCCCAAAACTCAGATGTGTCTGTATCTTTCAAGCGATATTTTTTATCTTCAACTTCGCCTGTGTCGAGATCAACTCTTGCATACCAGCCGTTAGATGGCTTGGTGACGTGACCTGATTCAAGCGCCATATCCAAGAGCCCAGAGAACCTGCTAACACCACCATCAAAACGGACAGTAACAGGGATTTTTGCTTTTTCGCGAACATAACGAGATTTCTCCACGTTGATGATATAATTATATCCAACTAAGTCAGCGCCATCTTTTTCTTGTTGACGACCAAGAATATAGATGTTATCAGCTGAATAATAGGAACCTGTTCCGCCACCGACAATATCCTTGGGAAACATACCAATCTCTTTATAGGTATGATTTACAACAACCATAGGAATGTCCTTTAGGGTGAGGTGAGGTGTTACCATACGGAACAGGGATTTTATTTGCTTGGCGCGAGTCATATCACCGACAGACTTTTGCTCAAGCGCATCTTCAACTTCTTTCTTCGATGCGAGGTTTCCAATTGAATCAACAAGAATCATCACGCGATCACCACGTTCGATGTTTTGTAATTGATTCATCACGTCGAACTTCAATTGTTCAACATCTGTAATTGGAGTGTGAACAACACGCTCTGTATCAATACCAAAGTTAGAAAAGTATGATTGTGGTGTACCAAACTCTGAATCATAAAACAAGATCACAGAGTCTGAGTATTTGTCAAGGTAGGCTTTTGCCATCAATAGACTGAATGCAGTCTTGAAATGTTTGGAAGGACCAGCCCACATCGTGAGTCCTGGAGTGTAACCACCTTCAAGATCCCCAGACAATGCAACATTCAACGCAGGAATGCTGGTCTGAATCATATCCTTGGCTGCAAAAAACTTGGACTGTGAAAGAATCGCAGCTTCTTTGATCGTAGAATTTTTCTTGAGTTTATCTAAAAGGCTCATAATTACTCCGCTTTGTCGGTGGGTTGAATTCCGAAATCATCTTTCATCATAAAATTGTAGATTCCGCTTTTCATATCATTAGGCTTATCATACTTCTTTTTTTCTTTTGGGGCAACCTTTTTTTGTTCTCTTGGTTCTCTTGGTTTACCTGCATTCATATACGAGATGTTTGCTGCAATCAACAGAAGAACAGCCAATGGATCAAATACAAGAACGATTAGTATGATTACAAATCGAACAGCATCGTCGAAATAGTCTTTTGCATCATTGCCATATATCAACTCAGCAATATACTTCAATGGTCCAACTTTTGTCTCAACTTCAAGGTTTGCTCTTTTCAAGGGAGCAAGTTGTGTATTCAATTCTGCAATTTTATCTGAAGATTGTTTGATTAGAGTGTTCAATTGATCTCTTTCTTGTTTCTGGGAGTTCCGAACTCTATTTGTTTCAGTAGCATTGAAATTCATAGCAAGCATGCCATCAAGAGTTTCAATTGAACGTTGCGCGTTGTCTAGTTGTCGTTGTTCTGAAACAATTTGACCTTCAATGCGCGTGATTTCAACAGAGGTATCTGCCACACTCACAGAGGTTTCAAGATGAACTTTGGATAAAAATCCAAATGTTCCGAGAGAAGTGATTCCCATCAAAATAATTATGGCAAATACAAAATAAATTTTGATAAATCGAGGTGCTATTGTCCAATTGCGATAGAGCCAAGAAGCAGCAACAAGTTTAGCAAACTCTAGGGAACCACCCATCAATGCAATTGCGAAAGTTGCTCCTGGAAATATTGCAATCAATCCGATGATTGAATAATATGCTGCAGTCCCAGAAAGTAATAATCCTGCAATGAGGGCAAGTAGCGCCATTAGTTTAGTCCATATTTTTTGAACACATCGTAGAAAATTTTTCTTTCTCGTTCTTTGTGTTCACTAAAGTCAATTCCAGTGCTTGACATTTTGGTTAGAATAAATCCACGATGAATTTCGTAGTTTGGAATGTTATACTTATATATGTTTATGACATAGTTGAATAGATCACCAAAATCAACTTTGAATTCTTCTGGAATTTCGCGATAGTTTGATCTATGAACGAACATGCAAACGCCATAACAAATATGTGGCATTGCTTCTGTTCTCTTTTCTAAAAAGATTCTGTCACCAAACCCTCGATCAGTATATTGATCATATAAACTGAGGTCACTAGTTCTATCATGCAAAAAACTTTTTTCTGAAAATCCAATCAATCCTTTTTCTGGAGTTATTTCATCTATAAAATCTTTCAAAAAATTTAGATTTACAAGGCAATCATCATTGCAAATACAGAGTTTATCAAATGTGGAAAGTCTTGCGCCGAGATTCCAAGAACCATTGACATACTGATTTTCTTTTTGCGGATAATGTTTTACCTTTGAAAATCCAGAAAGGTCTATTGTTTTTGATGGATCATTATCAATCAAAACTACTTCGCCAACCAAATCGTTTGTTTCGAGCAACTCAAGCAACCTTTTTGTGTGAACTGCTCTCCACATTGTGGGAATGACAACACTGATCATGAGAAGAAATCCTCTAGCGTCTCAACGCTTTCAGTTCTCCAGTCAATTGCCGAGAGGATAATATCAAGCGGTTCAAGGAAAGACTTCTCAAACTGAAGATTGTAATCAATAAATGACTCTGCGCCAAACTTTTTCGGAATGATCGACAAGAAGGCAAGAGTGTTGTTATTGAAAGGATTGGGTTGTTTGAGATAAACAAACTTGATCTTCTCACCCTCTTGAATCAGCTGATACTTCTTGGTAAGATTATGTTCTTTCAAGAAGTGATTGTAGACCAATGCGCCCTTCACGTGAATTGGAGTTCCCTTCGTGAAGATACTAGAGCTATCTGCATACTCGGCAAGACCATTCACGCTTCTTGGAAATGCGATGTCTTCAACAGGAAGTTTCTTGAACTCCTCTCGAAACTTCTCAATAAACTTGTGAAGCGCAGCCTCATTCTCATTTACAATGATGCCAATTGCTTCTTTGATCTTCACGCGACAAGCAGCAGGAGTCGACGAACGCACTGCTGAGATACCCATCATCTTGAGTTTAGGTTTGGCATACTCCACGCCTTCGCTGTCATACACATTCAGGATATAGTTTTTCTTCGCAACCCAAATGGCTTTATCAGCAAGAGACTCACGTTTCATCTCCATGCGCTGCTGAAACGCATTCACATAATCAGCAAGTTCTTGATAAGAAGAGTCAATAAATGGCTGAATCTTTTCCTCGCAAATTTTATTCATCAAACGAATAACTTTTTTCGAATTTGATTGGTCTTTGACAAATTTATCTACAAGTGGACCCATATTCAAATAAATTGAATCGGTATCAGAGGCAATCACATAATCTTCATCCTTTGTTTTGAGAAGATTGTTCATGTATTCATTGACTTTCTTCTCAATCCAGCGAATCGACAACTGACCTGCTGTCGTGATACCTTCAGCGATGCGAATATCGTAGAAGCGAAAGTATTGATTGCCAAGTGCACCGTAAGCGGAGTTCAATGTTACTTTCTTGGCAAGCTGGAGATTGTTATACCTTGCTACTTGCTTGTTCAGATACTCAACTTGATTCTTATCTTCAAGAACTGTTTCAATTTTCTTCTTGGCTTCAAGAGCCATCTTCTTATAACGAGTGCGATCCTTGTACATGTTGTCCATGATTTCAGGAAGCACACCTTGTTCAGTTGCGCGAAAGAATTGACCATTCGGTGTCAATGTAACATTTTCTTTTTGTAGAAAATCTGTTGCAACATTTTGATCAAGAAGATTGTTCACATTCACTTTGCTTGTTGCAAGAAACTCTCGCATGTCCAATGAATACTTGTGAGGTTCAACAAGTGTCTCCATTGAAATGTTGTATTGCATGATCAAGTGAGGATACAGACTGTTCAAGTCGAAAGACGCCACCCATTGATGCATACCAAGGATTGGATCCTTTACATATGCGCCTTCATATTGCGAGTTCTTGATTCCTCGCGACATCTGTGGAATCACGATGTTTTTCTTTTTCAGATAGTTGTAAACAATCGCATCCCACATGCGCACCTGAGTGAACACATCATCATAGTTTACCTTGTTATCATACGCAAGAGTCAACGCCAACTCAATGAGTCGCATTTTATCTTCGAGCTTCTCAACAAGTTCAACGTCCTTGATGTTATACTCAATGAATTTTTGATAGTCGAGTTTGTAGAGTTGATGTAGTGTTTCAAACTCAGAGTAATCAATTTTCTTCTCACCTAACTCAACGTGAGCAATATGATCAAGACGATACGACTCTTGCTGCGAATAGGTAAACTTCTTGTAGAGTTCGAGATAGTCTAGAATGGCAGTGCCAAGAATTTCGTATGTTTGTTCTTTGCGATTGCGAATCACAACTTCGCGTTCACTGAGTTTCTTCCAAGGAGAAAGTTTCTTGGCTTCATCTTCACCAAAGAGTTTAGTGATACGATTTACAAGATAAGGAATATCAAAGAACTGAACGTTCCAGCCAGTAACTACATCAGGGTGCCATCTTGTCCAGAGGTCAAGAAAGCGTCGGATGAGGTCGGACTCATCCCTACAATGAGCATAATGCACATCGTCACGATGCTTACTGTAATCCCCCACACCAAATACGAAATAATTTCCCTTGACCTTGATGCTGATTGCGGTGATGGCTTCGTTTGCATCTCTTGGTTCAGGGAATCCATTCTCGGATCCAACCTCAATATCAAGATAGGCAACAAGAATTTTATCAACATCCCAAAGAATATCGTCAGGGTACTCATCAGCAATATAAGCGTAATCAA